GGTGGTCTATTTACAGCTGATCCTGAAGATACTTATAATCGTATATCAGAAGCAGGTGATACTAGAATAACTGAAGCTAGTGACGTAAGAATTGTTGCAGATGTTCTACCTAATGCTGCAGAAGGTATTATGAGTGTTAGCTATACTTACATAGCTTTTAGTTCGACAGCATACTTTAAATGGAATGGGCAGTGGACAGAGTTCACACCTAAAGTTAAACAAGATGGATCATGGGACGATCCTTTAGCTATCTATAGCAAGATAGACGCATACAACTGGAAGAGGGCTTATTAACAATGGCTAATATTAAAATATCTCAAATGACCGCTGCTAGTTCTGCTTCTGGTGCTCAAGAGTATGAAGTAAACGAGAGTGGAACAACAAAGAAAGTAACTGGTACTCAGCTATCTACATTTATTAGAGGTAACGTAGTTCTAGGAGACTTGAGTGTAACAGCTTCAGCTGCAGAGTTAAACTACAATGACATTACAACACTAGGTACATCACAAGCAAGTAAGACAGTTACGGCTGATGCTAACGGTGACGTAAACCTCTCAGAAGAACTCAAAGCTAAGTCTTACAATGAAACATACGCAGCTGTTACTTCGAGTAGTGCTGCTACTGCACTAAACTGTGAAACAGGTAATGCTTTTAGTCACACACTCACAGAGGCTACTACATTTACTTTTAGTAACCCACCTGCAAGTGGTACAGCTTACAGCTTTAGCTTAGAAGTTATACAAGATGGTAGTGCTTCAGGATACGCAATTACTTGGCCTGGCGCAGTGGATTGGCCTTCAGCTACAGCACCCACCCTCACAGCTACAGCAAATGCTAAAGATATATTTGTTTTCTACACAAGGGATGGCGGTACAAACTGGTACGGATTTACGGCAGGTCAAGCGTTAGGATAAACCAACATGGCAAGTAAAAAGAAATTACTCCAAGCAGCCTCTGGCGTAGGTGGTGCAGGTCTTGATATACCAGATGTGTTCAGCACGTTTTTGTATGACGGCAATAGTTCTACACAAGCTATTAACAACGGCATTGATCTTAGTGGCGAAGGTGGGTTGGTTTGGATTAAAGGCAGAACTGGTTCTGTAGACCATGCTTTGTATGACACAGCAAGAGGTGCAAACTCTTTAAGGTTGTCTTCAAGCACTACAGATTCAGCCGTAACAGTATCGGGAGTTGACTTTAGTTCATTCAATTCAGATGGATTTACAGTAAAGAGTGGTGCAACTTATAATTATACAAATGATAACAGAGCATACGCCTCTTGGACATTTCGCAAAGCCCCTAAGTTTTTTGATGTTGTGACGTATACTGGGGATGGAAATGGGGATAAAACCATATCGCACTCATTAAACACGACTGTCGGTATGGCTATTATTAAAAGATATGATAGTGCAGGATATGATTGGCACGTTTATCATAGAAGTAGCGGCACAAGTAAATATTTACTTTTAAACAGCACTAATGCAGAAGCTTCTGGTTCTATTGTTACTGCAACCTCAAACACATCAATAACTTTATCTCGATCAAATGGCTTTAATACGTCAGGAGCAACATACGTAGCCTACCTATTTGCACACAACAATTCTGACGGTGAGTTCGGCCCATCGGCTGACCAAGATATTATCAAGTGTGGAAGTTATACTGGTAATGGTTCTACTACTGGTCCTGAAATTAACTTAGGATTTGAGCCTCAGTGGGTTATGATTAAAGTTGCTACTGGAACAACCGATCAGTGGGTAATATTTGACACAATGCGTGGGTTAGTTACGAGTGGAGATGATAACAGACTGTTTCCAAATCTTTCTAATGCTGAAGCTGTTGGAGACTATATTGAACTTACGTCTACAGGCTTTAAACCTACTTTGGGAGCAGACTTAGTAAATAGAAATACCTCTACCTACATCTACATGGCAATCCGCAGAGGCCCACTAGCTGCACCAGATGATGCGACTAAGGTTTTTGCTATGGATGATGCTCAAGGAACTTCTGGCCCAAGTTTCACAGCCTCATTTCCTGTGGATATGTCATTCTTTTTTAGAAGAACTGGTGGCGATGAATGGTACAACTCAGATAGACTGCGACAAGGTAAATACTTAGCCATGAATAGTACTGCCGTTGAAGGTACTTGGGACAAAATGCAGTTTGACTATTCGGCAGGGTGGTCGGACTTTACATCAGGTAGCAGTACTTATCAGTCATGGATGTGGAAAAGAGCACCCTCCTATTTCGATATGGTTGCTTACAGCGGCACAGGAAGCGCAAGAACCGTGCCGCATGGACTCACAGTCCCTCCAGAAATGATGTGGGTGAAGCGTAGAGAGTCAACAGGTGCTTGGGCTGTTTATCATAAGGGCTTAAATGGAGGCACTACTCCAGAAGATTATGTCATAGAACTTAATGCTACTGGTGGCGAATACAATAATGCTAATTGGAATGACACAGCACCAACATCATCAGTGTTCTCTTTAGGCACTGCAAACTCAGTAAACAACTCAAGCGGAACCTACATAGCTTACCTTTTCGCTACCGTAGCAGGTGTGAGCAAGGTGGGAAGCTTTACAGGTACGGCTGCTACATTAAACATTGACTGTGGTTTTTCGTCAGGCGCTAGGTTTGTTCTTCTGAAGCGCACAGATGCCAATGGAGAGTGGCGTGTTTTTGACACTGCAAGAGGTATTGTTGCAGGTAATGACCCACTCCTTCATCTTCATAGTACAGGGGCAGAAGAAGCCTTTGATGATTTGATAGACCCATACTCAGCAGGTTTTACTCTAACAAGTAGTGGAATGGTTAATGTATCAGGTGGATCATATATCTTTTATGCCATTGCGTGAACTATAATCAACTGACGAAAGGAGTATCAACTGATGTCAGAATATCGTGAGAGAACCACAGGCGAAGTTAAAACACAAGGCGAGTGGAGAGCAGCCTTTAAAAATATGTCTCTGCCTCGTGTCTGGAAAGCAGCAACGCTAGACTCACTTAACTTAGACGCTGTACTAGCAAGTCCTGCAGCTACAACCAGTGCGTATCAAACAAGCGTACGTGATGGTGTTGAGCAAGACGCTAACGACAACTGGGTTGAGAAGTACGTAGCAAGGGATATGTTTGCTGATACGACAGAAGAAGACGATGATGGTAATGTGACAACTACTACAAAGTCTCAACACGAAGCTGCATATCAAGCAGGACTAGATGCTAAGACTGCAGAAGGTCACAGGACTACACGTAATAAACTTCTAGTTGATAGTGATTGGACTCAGATAAACGACAGCCCACTAAGTAACGAAGTAAAGACTGCATGGGCTACTTACAGACAAGAGCTACGTGGTATTTCTGATCTAGATGAATGGCCTAACTTATCAGATGATGATTGGCCTGTAGCACCGTAAGGAACTAACATGGCTAAACAAGCACTAGACCAGATCAGACAAGCAGCTGAGAATGATCTAGAGTTCTTCATACAGCTAGTAGCTCCTC